TCAACAGTCAAACCATCAGCCGTCACAGTACCCGTTACGTCGATGCCTGTAGAGGTGGTGGCTAGTTTTTCTGCGTTGTCGTAATACAGTTGAACAGAGCCGTTGGTGTTGAATTTTGCTTTTGCTTCGGAGCTAGCAGAATTATAAATTTCAAGATTGTCTGCATTAATCTTGAGATTACCTGCGCCATTTTCATCAATTCTACTTTCTGAGCCAGAGTGATAAATCTGTAGGTCAGAGCCAGCGCCGAAGATAGCCTTACGGTTATCAGCAAAGGTTACGTCTTCACCGGGGTTAGTACCTACCTCAATAACAGTACCGCCTGAGTCTTCTGTATAAAGGCGCTTGTTGGTCAAGTCTAATGCGGGTTCACCTTGGACAAGATCCCCAGCCGTTGGTGCGCCAGAACCATTCTTAAGTTTAATCGTGGTCATTAATAAGTTCCCCCGTCAATCGTTGACAGTGTAGTTGCAATAGAAGTTGTACCAGAGCCAGTCACAGCTCCAGTTAGAGTAATGGTTTCGTTACCCGTTATGTAGCCTGAGTTGTTAGTTAGGACAGATATGTTGTCCCCGCTCTGCAAAGCACTGTCAGCCAGTGTGCCTTGTGCCGCAGTAGCGTAGTCAGCAGAGTCAAACGCTTTGACTTGTGCAAGGTTAGTGACCTCAGAGTCCATTAAGGCACCAGCCGCTGTTACATTGGCTGTGTCGGTTACGTCTGCATTAGCCTCAATACCATTAAGCTTTGTGTGGTCTGCATCGGTAAACACATTAGAGTCAGTAGCAGACTCTACAAGCGTTCTGATTTCTGCCGCTGTTTGATCTGCCGTAGCACCAGACTCAATACCGTCTAGCTTAGTACCATCTGCGGCTACGTCACGGCCATCAACAGTACCGCTAAGTACCACATTCCCTGTGATGTTAACGTTACCTGTACCTGTGATGTCATTGCTATTTAGGTCAAGGTTACCACCTAGCTGTGGCGTAGTGTCGCCAACAAGGTCAGGATTAATTGTGTTCCAGTTGCTACCGTCGTAAATTCTTGTTGTGTTGTCGGTAGTGTTAAAGTACCAGTCACCTACAGTTACAGCATCGCCGTTAAGGTCAACGGTAGGGTTAGAAGTAGCAGTGCCAAGGTACAAACCATCAATAGCTTCTTGGGCTGCTTCTGCTGCTGTCTGCGCTGCTTCTGCCGCAGTCTGTGCAGTTTGAGCTGCAGTAGCACTGGTAGCTGCCTCTGATGCTTTTGTAGTTGCTGTAGTTGCTGACGTTGCTGCATTGGTTGCTGATGTGGCTGCTTCAGTAGCCTTAGTTGTAGCTGTAGTAGCTGATGTGGATGCGTTTGTTTCTGCTGTTTCTGCGTTAGTCTCTGCAGTCTCAGCCGCTGTCTTAGCTACTTCTGCTGCTGACTGGGCTGTCTCTGCTGCAGTCTTAGCTGTAGTAGCTGCTGTCTGAGCAGCAACCGCAGCATTCTCTGCAGTCTCTGCATTGGTTTCTGCAGTCTCTGCATTGGTCTCTGCTGTTTCTGCGTTAGCCTGTGCAGTTTCTGCAGCAGCTTGTGCAACTTCAGCAGCAGCCTGAGCAGTGGCTGCGGACGTAGCCGAAGCAGCAGCTTCATTTGCTTTTGTAGAGGCTCTGGTTGCTTCTAGAGCTACTTCAGACGCATAAGTATCTGTACTAGCATCACCAGATCCACCTGTGCCACGAAATAAAGCCATTTAAAGCTCCTACAAAAGAAAAGGAAAAGGGGCCATTGCTGACCCCCTAAGTTCGTTACTCTGCGACTGCGAGAACGAAACCAGCTTCAGGACGATATACCTGAACACCGTACAGGCAGTCAGCCGTGTACAGAGTCGAAAGGTATTCCTGCTTGTACTGGGTTTGTGAACGTACAGACTGCTGTTCTGCCATAATGATAGCATCAGTGTGGAACAGAAGTGCAGCACGAGTGTCAACCGAAGATGCAGTGTTGTCTGCAGCTGCTTCGATTGTACGGCAGTTAGCAGAGACGTAAACGTCTACACCGTAGAGGTTACCGATGAGGCCAGAGTTTACAGCCTGACCAGATACGAAGTCAGAAGACACGTAACGGTCGATACCCATGATAGTGTTGCGAACTGAAGGTGGAATGATAAGTGAACGTCCGTCCATAGGTACGTTGTTGTCATCAAGCTTCTGGATCATGTCACGGAAGAAAGCATCAGTGAACACGTCACCAGCAACGATAGTGTCGTCAGTGTACTGAGTAGTAGTACCGCCGTCGTTGAAGAAACAACCAGAGTGCTGGTAGTCAGTTTCTGCTGGGCTGAATACTACAGCACCACCGTCACCAAAACCAGTACCTGCTGCGTGTAGATCGTTGTCGATCTGAACAGCAAGAGCGTAACCAGCGTCTTCAGTATAGAACTGACGGAGGCTAGAAAGCGCTTGTACTTCTACGATGTCTTCGATAAGACGTGAGTACTCGAAGTGACGGTCGATGTCAACAGTCAATTCGCCTTCAGTGTTTGCAATGATAGTTACTGCTGTGTCAGCAACCTTAGCATTTGCATCACCACGAACAGGCTTAGGCACGTGTAGCTTGTCGCCTTTCTTGCCAGTCATAGCAAGCTTCTTGACAAGAGGAGCCATCTTCAGGTTCTTTTGGTAGGCAGCAATGATTTCGTCACTCCAGATTTCTGGAATAAACTTATCTGCCTCTGTCTTCGCAGTAAAGCCCGCTGCGCCGGGATAAGTTGCAGTAGCCATGTCAATCTCCTAGATTATTTGACTCGACCCTCCGCATAAGCTGCCATGATTTCATCAGACAAAGCTTGGTAACGGTCAGGATCTGTTCTCATTAGTTTAATAATGTCGGCCCTGCGATATACCTTCTTACGTGATCCCTCTGCACTGCCTCGTGCATTGCCTGTGTTAGCTGCCTTTAATGACTGCTTACGTGCCTGTTTTTCAACATTGGCTGTCTGCTGTGCAACTGTTTTACGGTCTTTCCAAAGAGTAAACAGTTCGTCAGCAGCGTCTGCATCATATTGTTGGTCAGCTTGTACAAACAACTGAGTCCTAATTTTAGATGCCTTAATCCACTCAGCAAAGCTATTATCACTCAAGATGTCTTGCATGTCTGGGTGTTTAGACTGAAGCGCAGCTAGTGACGACTGTTTTTTGTACTCAGCCGTGTACTGCTCTGCTTCTTTAATCTTAGGATGATTCTCAATAGCACGATTAACTGCTGCTTGAGGATCTGTAAAGTAGTCTATATCGTCTTCAGGCTCAACGTATTGTTGAGGTGCTGTTGTCGTTATACTTTGACTAATATAGTCATCAACGACTTTACGAAGCTCACCTACTTCAGAAGACTGACGACCCAAAAGCTTTTCAGCTTCTTGGTGCATCTGTACTACGTCCTCTAAAGATTTACCTTGGTACTTCTCCGGTAAACTGGGTTCTTCTTCTTGAGGTTGCTCAACTTCTTCTTGTTGAATCTCGTCTGCTTCGTTTTCAATAGCGTCCACGTTTTCCTCTTCAGGTTGTGGATCAAGCATTTGCGCTCGTGACATAATTAAACTCCGTGATTATAATCATTGTGGAGACTTCTTTTTACCTGCTTGTTCGTGTTCTCGTACCCATTTCATGTGGCGTCCGGGGAAGTCCCCAGAGTGGCCTTCAAGTACAAAAGACGGGGCAGATACCAATTTAGTAGCATTGGCACCACAACCGCACCTACTGGTTGTGATACCTGACTCTACCATTTCTTCAAAGACGTGTCCGTTAGTACAACGGAAGTCATAAATTTTAAACATCAACAGGACTTTCTTCTTCTACTTCAGCTTGCTCTCTAGCAGCTTCAATAGTGGCCTGTAGATTAATAACTGTTGCAAAAGCAGCTACTTGACCTTTACGAAAGAATAAATCTTCTACGTCTTTTACAGTCTGTATGTCTGCTAATTGAGTAGCGTTTGTGGAAATCTCTTGCAAGAGTTGTTTGAAACCTTCGTGATTGAAGAGTTTGTTGTAGTTGTCGAAGTAGGTTTCAAGCTCAGGTGTCATAGTTTCCTCTAATGTTGTTAACTATAGTTTTATTATAGCATACTTTTATACAAATGTCAAGCTTTTCTTGTGGACTTTCTACGCCTACCCGAAGCTGTAACTGCATGTTTTATTGCTTTGGGGCCTGTCTTGCGTCGTGCAGAAGAAGCTTTTTCAGCTTTGGTCATCTTGGCTGCAACAGCCTTAGGTCTGCAGGAAGGGTACGGACGTTTCTTTTTTTCTTTACCACTACGTCCGCACTTTTCGCCTGTTTTGACGTCGACCCACTCTTCAGCAAACCATTTGGTTAAACCTTTCTTGGGACGACTAGCCCCTCCTGTCTGACGTTTTCTAGGCATAAGTACCACCACGTTTTTTGTACTCACGAGTCAACCATGCCGAAGCATACGCACTAGGCCATACGTCAAACTTACGTTTAGCCTCTGCTTTAACCCTAGCGTACAACGCCTTGTTCTTAGGTGTAGGACCTGATTTTTTCTTAGGTTTTGCCTTAGCCATTTTAGTAACCCTTAGGCTTTTTTACTTTCTTCTTCTTTTTTCCAGCGTGGTAGGGCATAGTAGCCTCCTTACTTTTTGTGGGTTTTTTGGACTTCAAAGTTTGCAAACTTAGAAGCACCTCTATGTGGTTTATAACCATCTGTAGGGTCCTTCATTAGCTTGTAGCTTTTACCGCTTTTCATCCAGTGGTAACCTTTGGGTGCGTTAACTTTCATTTTATTTACCTTTAGGTAACCTTACTTCTTTACCGTTTTGAAAGTAGCGCATACCAGCCCCATCACCACGTACATCAATACTTTGGCTCATGTCAGCTACAGGCAGACCCTTGCCAGAAGACAAGTCTACGTTAGCTGCTGTATAACCGACGCCAGCACCTGTTGCAGCAGCACCACGTTGTCCTTCACGATAAGTACGCTGACCTTTAGTTCCTTTTTCGGTTTGTTTTTGCTCAGGTTTCTTTTTTGTTGTGAGGTCTTTGCCGTGTTTTTTAGACTCTTTAGCTACTTTTTCAGCCATTTTAGCAATTTGACCTGCGCCTCTAACTATTGCTCCTGCCATATTTAACTCCTTACTTGATAGTAGTCTTCAATCGTACACCGGACTTGTCGTCCTTTGTGTCTTATGTATATTGGTGCGCCTACTCTGAGCTTGTATACTGCTACTTGAGTTACGTCTTCAGATACGTTGCAGCTTGGTATAACTACGTACTGTTGATCTGCTTTTTCTATGAGAATCTTAGTGTCTGCTGATGCCTGTAATGACAGCAGCATTACTGCTACTAATAGTTTTTGCATTATGTTCTCCTAACGTCATCACGACGTGCTTTAGCCTCACGGCTGTGTTTACCACTTCTTACAAGACCAGTACCTCGCTGTGAGTTTGCTGGGTGGGTTCGTGTCACACTTGTGACGTGCCCTGAACGACTTACGACGTGCAGGTTGGTCTTTCTTAATAGTCATCTTGGCGTCACCAAAGCGTATAGTCTTTGTCTTGTCACCTTCTTTGGCTACTACTACAAATTTTTTAGTAGGGTGATTAGGCGTCCGCTTTGGCTTGTTGTACCCGCTTACGCCCGCTCGTGCTAGTTTTGGGTCCTTGGACTTGGGCATTACTGAGTTCCTCCACCTTGCGTTCCAAACGGTCTAGGCGCTCCCATTGGTTGTTGAACTCTTGGTTGACTCTCTGTAGCAGCAGGCGTAGTTCGTGGTCCGTTAACATTAGTTTTTCCTTGTATTGCTTTTTCTTTGAGTAGAGAATCAGCTACTTTCATACGTCGCTCAAACTCTTTGTCTTCTGCATCACCTTCTTTTAGGTTTCTAGTGATAGCGTTGATCTTGTCAATCTCAAGCTCTTGAGGCACTGCCTGAGCTTCTGCAGCCAACTTAGCAGCCCTAGCTTGTGATTCCTGAGCCTGAGCAGACAACGCTGCTGTTTGTGACTGCTGGAACTGCAGCTGTGCTTGTTGTGCTGCCTGAGCCATTTGTTGTGCTTGAGGGTTAGGCTGCATAGCTTGTTGCATAGCCGACAACAGTTCTTCACGGTTAGATAAGTTCATGTTGTCAATAATGCTTTGAATTAAGGTGTTGTACAGTGGTGACTGTCGATCCATAGTCTGCAACAACTGTACCAGCTGAGTAACTTCGTACTCACGAGCAATGATGCCTAGCGTACTGCTTGCGTTAAATTTGTAGTCAGCTACAGGGTACGACTCAGGATCAAACTGCATGTACCGATGTGCAGCCTTCTTAACAAATGGCAACAAGAATGACTGCTGAAAGTTAATTAGTGTGCGCTTGTGGCGTTTAATAATAGCGCCAAGAGACATACTAATACCAGCGGCAGTAGCCTCGCCGTTAACCTGACCCGCAATTCCTGCTGAGTCAACGGCTCCTGTTGCTTGTTGCACCATTTGCTGCAGTGCTCCTGCCTGAGCAAAAGTGATTTGACTAACTTGACCAAAGTTGAACGGCTGTAGAACTTCACGAGGATCTCCGTTGGTTAGGATCATCTTACCGGGGCGTACCTCTGGTTTAGCACCTCGTGGTAGACGAGTGGCGTCAATAGCCATCATTGGATGAATAGTCAAGCTAAGAGCGTCGATTCTAGCTCGCAATTCTGTGTCAAGTGCTTTTTGAGAGTTATAACCTTTTTCACATACACCACGACCCCAAAAACGTCCGGGTACTACGTCCCAAGGAAATGCAACAACAGGACGGTCTTCCATCATGTAAGGGTTGGCTTCAGCCTTAAGAAGAATACCGCCGTTAGCAATCACTACAACGGCTTCTACGTAACGTGACTCAGAGTCTTCCTCAGGTATTGCTTCTTCGTCTTCTTCGCTTAGAGCCGAATCTAGAAGCTCTCGTGGTACCAAACCATAATACTTAGTCAATCTTACTTTGTCGTCGTTGTAAATTGTGATGTCTTGGTCAGGCTCAAGGTCAGTATCAGGAGCAGCCATGCCTACGTATACATCACGATACACGCCTTGCTCTTGTAATTGTTCTACTTGGTGTCGGCTTACAAACTCGTCTACAGCAACACCTAAAGCGTCTTCTACAGAGGTAGCTACAGGGTCAATTAAAAAGTTCTGAGGCAGTACAGGCTTGAGTTTAACTTTAACACGGTCTGTGACGTTTACCCCTACTGCTTGTAAATCTCCGTCCATAATGGGCTGAGTAGCAGGAGCCATTTCTTTCATTTCTTCAATGACAATTTCGCCAATGCCCGTACCAAAGACAGCTGCATTGATAAGACACTCTGCGACTGCTTTACGTACCATGCAGTCTTCAAAGTCTTCGGTTAGTTTATTACGAAGAAACAGTACGTCTTGCTTTTGCGTATCACCTAAGTTATCACTAACGTCAAACCATTTACCACGTCCAAAAGTGGCTTCCTCTAGTTCTGCTACATTAGACTCAACTGCCTGTTGAAGTGCAGGAGAAATAATACGGGAACGCTCAGACTTACGCTCACTGTCAGCAGGATCCCATATGCCACGCCATAGTCTATAATACTCTTCAAATCTTGCTTCATAATTACTTTCGTAATAGTCTCTCCAGTCTTCACACTTTGTAATAACCCAGTCTTCGATAGTTTCTTCAACCATGAGTGGGTCTTGTTCATATAGTTCAGTCATATTAGTATCCTACTTCAAGCCTAAATCTTGCTTTAACTTTTCTACTTCCGCTTTAAATTTAGTACCATACGGTAGTCTTTCTGTAGGCCACGCCTGCATAGTAGGTACTGATGAATTTTTACCGCCTAACAAATAACCACCAATAATTTGATCTAGTCTAGAATGCTTTGTCCATTGCTCAAAAGGGCGCTTTTCGCCTCTGTCTTGTTCATAACGATATGATTGTTTTAACCAGTTTAAAACTTCAGGATCATTAACTGCTGTTGTGTAAAGTTTTTCTGCTCTTTCTGGATCTATTTCTTTTATTAAATGCAACCCTTCGCCAATTAACATTTCTTGAACATAGTTTTGTCCAGTGTCTGGGTTATCTTTAA